ATTTGGAGAAACCCAGGTGAAATCCAAATCAGTTGCAGATGTTTTGCTTAACACTTGACCAGTTGTGCCACCCAATAAATCAACAAAATCTGTATCAACCGCCTGACCAAAAACCTCAAAATCCGCTGGCAGATCAGTCACCAAATCTGTTGGGGTTGGCATTTGCCATCCAAAATTGCTGGTTGGATTACTCATATTTTTCTCCTTACGCCACTATTGTGGCATTTTGCCAATCTAATATTCCGCTGATTGTATTCCATGCTTCCACGCCAGGCACATCATTCCACGCCATTGATTGAATGGAATATGCAAGGGGTGAAAATAATGGGGTTACCGAAACCTGGTTGTAAGCCGCCCTGAATGTCCAACCCTCAACAAAACCTGCAAATGAGCCTGCATTCATATTGAGTGGCAAATCTGAAATAAAAACTGGCATGCCCATGAAAATGTTCAATAAGGCGTCACGGTCAGCATCAGTAATTTCAGGGTTGGTTAATTCATAAGTAATTGCGCTAAATATCGGCTGGGGGTTGGCTCTTAGGGCAATGTAAAAATCAGCCTGATCCTCAGCATCCGCCTGGTGTTTGATGGTGGTGGTGATAATTTGTGCCAGCGTGCCATAAGTGGCAATTGATGCAGGATCAGATTCTGAAACCTCACTGCTGGAATTTTGATCATATTTAATTGTGACTGAATTGCGAACATCCCCAGCCCTGGTTTGAATGCTTATGGTGTTGGCCAATGCTTCATTTGCGGTTAAATCCACATAACCATTGGCTGCCAAATATGCAGTGCGGTGGGTTGAATCTGCATACCCAATCAAGCCATTTGCATCCTCATAAATGTATCCAAGCCCTGATGTGGCCAGGGCAGCCACCAATGAATAAACATCAGTCCGATTTGATGACCGCTGCGCCAATTCATAATTGCCAGGCTGATCAATTTCACCCAACCCAGTATTTTGCGCATCCTGCCATTGTTCGGTTGGATCATAGGCCGCCCATGTTTCGGCTGCGGGCACCGCATTCCATTGAGCAAATAAAACGCCACTCAAAATTGTGTAAATTTGATCACCGTCAAAATCCTGATTTAAAACACCATTGGTCAAATATTTTGGCAACCTGGCCAATGCACCCAATGCAATGATTGTGATTTTTTGGGCGTAAGTAACACCGCCTGAATCTTGAATCCCCACCTTAACATCAACAATTGACCCACCAAATATTGGCACAAATGTGGCAGTTGAATCTTGCAATTGCACACTGATTGATTGATTTATTTCAGCGGTGATGGGTGATTGATTTAAATTTATCAATTCAATATTGATATATCCAGCCTGCGCCTGCTCATAAATATTTGTCCGCCCGCTGGTGATTGTTAAATTGCTTAAAATTGCATTTGTGTAATCAACCCCATTGATTTCAACTTGCCAAACTGGATTCCAAATGCTCATTCAATGCCAGCCAATAATCCTGCGCCCCTAGTGCCACGATAAAATGAATTGTTTAAAGTATCAACCAACACCCTGGCAGTGGCTTCGGGATCACCTGCCACCCCAATATTCACGGTAATATTTGCCCCAGTGTTTCGGTCAATATTCGGATTCGCTTTAAAATATGCATCCGCTTGCGCTTGCAACCTTGCTGATGCGGCATTTTGTGGCGCATTCAAATCAAGCATTCCATTGGGCAATGTGGGATTTATTGAATAATCAATTGCAGGTATTTTTGGGGCTTTGATTGGGGTAGTGGCTCCACCTGATATTGGGCTGAAATCTGATGTGATGGTTGGTGTTGGGATGGTTGTTGGAGTATTTGATCCAGCCATTGGATTGCCTTGATTGTATGTGAAATTTGATGATGGCTGACCAATTTTGTTTAAATAACCAATGTCCGATCCAGGTTTGATCAAATTGATTCCCCTAATTACCAAATTGATTGAATCTATTATGAAATTTATTATGGGCGTGATTGCTCCCAATATCGTGCCAAATGCACTAATCATTGCTGATGCAACCTTGGCACCAACATCAATCAAAAACCCAAATATTGTTTTTAATGCTGGCAAAACATAAATTTGAAGCAAATCAAGAAATTCCTGGAAATTCTCCCTATTGTTATCAATTGCAGTTTTGACAACATTCCAGGCATCTTTAAATTTGTTAATAATTGGCACACCATATTCAAAAACATAACCAATCAAGCGTTCAATAATCGGCAGCAATCTTGCACCAATTGCTTCTTTGCCTTCATCAAATGCCTGTTTTAAACGATCAATGCGCCCTTGAAATGTTTCAGCATTTTTTGCTGCGGCTCCACCGTATAAGTTACTTAATGCAATTTGTGTTTGTGTGAAATCCATTGCTTTTAAATCGGCAGCGGATAAACCAATCCCCAATTTGCCCAATTTTGCATCCTGGCCTTCATAGGCTTTTGCCAGGGCTTCGGTCACGGTTGCCAAATCTTTTCCACTGCCCTTTGAAACATCCAATGCCAAATTTAACAATTTTTGGGATGATCCAACATCCTTGGTGCTAAGTGATAACCGTTGCATTGATGCTCGCAAATCTGTATCACTCACACCAGTTGCCAATTGCATTTTTGAAATATAATCCTCAGTTGCTTTGATTTGCGCATCAGTTGCACCTGTTGCATTTTTCAATGCGTTTGCCAATCTTAATTGAGCCGCTTCATCCTCAATTGCGGATTTAACCCCATCAATTCCAATTTTGATTGCATAAGCGGCTGCGGCTGCGGCTGCCAATGCAAATGCTGCACCAACTTTTTTGCCAATACCTTCCACTTTGTCGCCAAAACCTTGCACATCTTTTTCCGCTGATTTTAAACCATCAGTCAGTTGTTTTGTTTCGGCAAGAATTGATAATTTTAAAGTGCGTGAGCCTGTTGCCATTTCACCACTCCTTCACAATTTTGCTAAATGCGGATTCCCATTGATCAATAATATAAGGTTGCTCTTTTCTTAGGGTTGGATAAATAAACCAGCCCCGTGATCCCTTGCCAAATTTTCCCGACCAACTGGGAAATTGTTTAAATTTATTTGATCCAAATTCATATCCAGGCCACAATTGCTGAGTTGTTCCACCGCCGCTGAATTTTTGCCTAGCAAATCCAATGTTTAATTCACCAATTTTTGATGATTTGCTGACCACTGATCCCTCAGCAATTCGATCATCCGCCCGATTTATGGTGAAACTAGATGATATAACAATTTTGCCCCGCAAATATTCAACCAAACCACCTGATTGTTTTTTGGCCTGCGCAACCGCTTCATCACTCATTGCCTTTGTGGATTTAATGATTCCACGCAATTGAGCCTTGTCATAGGTGATTGAATCACTTGCCATTTTGCTCCTCTAAAATTTCAACTGCGGTCAAAATCTGTTCTGCGCTTTCCCATTCCCTCATTGGAATTGATGTGGCAATTGCCAATTCAACCAATAAGCGGTTTATGCTTCCACGCTTGAAACTTTTGGGTCATCAACACCAACGATCACATCCGCCACACTTTCACACCAGGCTTCAAATGGTTTGACTGGTTTTCCAATGGTGGTGCGTTTCATTGCGTGATAAGCCAAAAACATCAAATCAGAAATGCCCATTTTATCTTTGGCTTGACTGATTATGTTTCCACTTTCCTTTTCCCATTTTGCCCACTCAGGTGGCTGGGCAATATAGGTGGCTGATTCCCCATTTCCATATTCAATTGTGATTGGTAGTTTCATTTTGCTGCTCCCGATTCTTTTTTTATAGTGTTGGTGTAGTCACGCAAGTGAATGACAATGAAACCGTTTGCGCATCAGGTGCGGTGCCGCCTGCTGATGGAAATATTGGTTGCACATCAAAATTGAATATTGATCCACTTGCTGCGGTGAATACCACTGCCAATGGAGTATTTGGTGCGGAATCTGCCGCTGTCCATAAGGCATTGACTAATGATCCGCCCGCTGTCCAATCGCTTAGCATCTCAACTGCAAATGTGCCTTGCGAATCAGTGGTGAAATATGCTTTTCCATCTAATGTTTGATAAGTGTTTATTGTTGATGCAATGGTCAAAATTGCGGATGTTGCCTGCGCATCATAAGTATCACCAGCAATGGTGAAGGTTATATCACGCCCCGTGATGATTGTTGTTGGCATTTTTTTCTCCTTTTATATGTCTTGGTTGTAATAAGTGCTGACGGCCAGGTCAGCAATTAAAATTGATGATGTGCCAATGTTGGTGATGGTTGGCCGTTGCACATCTCCGACCACATAACCATCAGGCATCACGCCAATGATTTCAATGACTAATTTTTCTAAATTATCTAAAGCCCCGGGGTTTGAATTATATGCCACGGCTGCGGTAATGGTGAAATTGATTTTGACACTAACACTTGATTTGCTGATCAATGTAGATTCCAAATAAGGTGAATCTGGAACAATTATGCATGCTGGGGGCAAAATTTGCTCAGGCACGAAACTGTAACATGTGGCATTTATTGTGTTTAATGCAGTTGCCAAATCTCCCCGAACCTCAGCGATTGAAACGCTCATTGGCAAATTGTTTCAGTGTCAATGTATGGAGCCAATAAACCAAATTGGCGGTTGATCATGCTGCGGCCTGTCCGATAAATTGTTTGCGCAAAATCCACGCCTTCAATTTGTGATCCTGGTGCAATAATTGCCTGGAATATATCGGTGGATAATCCCAGCAATGCATTTTTGATTGCATCAGTATTTGCATAAAGATTGGCCGCACTCGACCCATCAAGCACGGCAATCCCAGCGGGGATGACTGGAATGGTGCTAAGTGTGTCGGCTGCTACTAAGGCCGCACTGAACATATATGTGTTGGATGTTCGGGCATCCACTGTATATGTTCCATCAGCATCACCACAACCAGTCACAATGACTGATTGACCCTGGACAAAAAAATTTGATCTAATTGTGTAAAAATAAACAACATCATCAACAATTCTGTAAGAATCAACTGCTGATTGATATGCAGTCAGCAATGGCAAACATATTTGCTCACTGGATGCAATTATTTGATCCAAATATGCATCAGAATACATGGAAACACTAACGCCCAGCACGGCACGCAAATCATCTGCATCAATGATGGGCATTAGCGAATCCTTTCATTCGGCTGGGTTATGTTCGGGAGCGACCACAACCCATGATTTATTTGTTGATCAGGTCTGATTCCAGCATGCGCCAAATGGAATTTTTGGTGCAATTGCTGCATAACCGTAATAAAGCAAATCAACGGTGCCATCACTTTGAATTGCGGTGCGCAATGTAAAGCGTGGGGATTCATACCATGTCCAAGCCTGTGGATTGATTGTTACCATTGAAAAATCTCCAGTGGATGTTGAACCACCTGCATTGCCAATTGATCGGCTTACATATAGATCAAGTCCTGGAGATACACGGCCACGCAATGATCCAGCGGTTGCAAGTCCAGCCTGATTGGATGGATTTGCTGCATTGTAAAGTGGTGTTCCATTGTCGTTGTAGCCCATGATATTTGCCCATTGTCCTGGAGAAACAACCAAGTTTTGAGCAAAACCTAATGATGAACCATAAACTGCGGCTGCGGCTTGTGATGTGTATGCTAAAAATCCTGTTGCACTGTTTGCATTGACACCAGTTTGTTGGCCAGCGGCTTGAATTGTTCCAACTGCAAATTCATCAGTTACTTTTGCATAGGCAAATTCTAAATTTGAAAGGAGGGCTGCCACATATTCGGGCCGACTTCTATCAATCAACTCAACGGTTGTGATCGCACGACCCTTGAAGGACTGAACCGGCACGCTCAAAAATGTCGCTGATAATGATGATTCAGTCACCGCTGCATTTTCTGCAACATTTGCAACTGTTGGCACTGCGGTGACCTTTGGCAATTCAAATGTCATTCCCTCACCAATTAAGGCCTCACGGCTAAGTGCATCAATCATTCCACGATCACCATTGGCTAATGCATTGATGATTTGGGTTGATTGTGGTGTTGGCACCATTCCAGGTGCAGTTGATGTGGTGTTATCGGCTGCACGCACATAAATGCGTGAATCCTCATCACCCAAAACATTTGCCTTTAAAAAATGCTCTAAATAAGTCACTTTGTTAATAATTGGTGACCTTGGTGTTGTATAAGCCACGGGTGCTGATGTGGCTTGAACGGTTGGTGCAACATCAACTGATTCAGTTGGTGTTATTTGTTCAGGCGTATTGTCTGACACTGTTTTTTCTCCTTCGGTTTTGGTTTGATCTGTTTCGGATTTTTCCGCATCAGAATTTTCCTCAGTTGCTGCAACATCACTAACCCTGGCGGATTTCACCGCTGGTTCAGTTACTAATGCAACACCTGTCAATTCTCCTGATGTCACCTTCATGGTGCCATCTTTTTGCATTTCATAATCATTCACGGCCAATTCAATTGAAAATCCATCCCTCAGCCCTGAAATTGCTTCCTCTAATGCATCAGTGCCAGCGGTAGTTTTTGCGATTTTAAATGTCGCATCAATTGATTTTCCTGATTCATTTAAACTCATGCTCAAAGTTTTCCCAATTCTGCGGGTTCGGTCATGTTCAAGATTTAAAAAAACATCCTTTGGAGCAATGCTGCCTTTGGCAAAAACAACTTTTCCAGTTGATGCATTTGCAGGCTCTCCGAAGGCAACAATTCGACCAGTTATGGTTCGAGATTCTGAATCGGCTGCGGTGATCTGCATTGGTGTGTTTATTTTCATAGTGCCATGTCCTCTTTCCGTGCTATTTCATCAGCGGTCATCACGCCAATTCGGTTGAGTATTTCATAAATCTGCGCACGCTCAAATGCTGAGCCACGCAAATACACATCAAAATCATGTCTGATGACTTGACTTGATGGTGTGAAATCAGGCATTGATAATCTTTGGGAAATTGCATCACAAATTGGAATTAAACTGAAATCCAACAATGTTTGTCGTGCGGTGACTGCATTTGAATAAGTCATTGATGAACCGCTTGGCGAATCAGTAAAATATGCAGGGATGCCGCATGCACGGCTGATCTCAGTTGCAATGTGTTCCCTGGCAGTATTTAATCCAAGTTCATCAGGTGAAAAACCAACCTTTTCCAAATTGATGTCAGAATTTAAAAATGCAGTTGTGCGGCTGCGCCTTGCAATGCCCCATTGCTCTAGCAATTTTGCAATCCGATCTGATGGCAATGCTGACCCATTTGATTTTAAAACCATTGATGGAATTGGCTCCCTGGCATAATTCATTGCTGCCCGTTCCAATTCTGCACCTGTTCTAATTGTTCGCCCTGCCCGATTTAAAACACCAACATCACCTGGATTGTAAAACACAACTAAACTGCCAACACCAGTATCAGGCACACGAGTGCCATCAATTGTGTAACCAGTGATTTCAGTTGAATTTGCATTTGTTTCAATGCCAACCCGATCAGGTGAAATGCGTTGAATTTCACGCACTCTGAATGTGTCCTGGTATAGCAATTTTATTTGCCAATAAGCAAACCCATATAGAAGGATATCGCTAGCAGTCCAACCATAGGTGGCTTGGCCTGGCAACCTTGGGTCAGGTGTATCAATTACCCTGGGAGCATCCAAGCGCATTCCAGTCGTGCGATCACGCAACACCAGCGGGATTGAAGCGATTGATTGTGAAATGATATTTTTTGCCCTGGTCGCTGATGGGATGCTAATAAACTCAGAATAAGTTGCGCTGATTGGTGTATCAACAAAGGTGTAAAGTGCATTTAAATTTGGCAATGGTGCCAGGTTTGCGGCTGCTACATCAGGGGATGACTGATTTTCAATTGTGCGAATTTTAAAAATATCAAGTAATGCCATGCCCTCATTTTTTCAGGCAATTACCATCAAC